GTTTAGCGCGACCGCCAACTCTCATACCCTTGGGTTTAGCGCGACCACCGACCTGCATTTTTACTTTGCCGCCAGCCTTCTTACCTTTTTTCTTCATCGCCATGTCCGGCTCCCTAGATAAAGTATGCTTATCAATACACGTTAGTTTCGTCAGTGTCAATTTTCATAGGCACACAATACGCAACAACACGATCTTTAGCCGCAATGCCGTGAGAACTGTATCTTTTCACCAGAAGTGAAGCCATCGCATTACAGTGATCTACACGGTAAAAATACATGTCTTCAACAACCAACTCTCTTGATGCTCCATAACCCACGAACAACAAGAGAGCAAAGACATACATCAGAACATTAATTCAAAATGCGGAGCATCTATGAACGGCCTACGCGCCTGTGATCTTCGTGTATCAATGTACGAACACATAGCGTGTTCTGCTGTGCCTTCGTAAGCGCCAAGGTCATCAATAGTCCATGCCGCGCCCCAACGAAGTTTTACCCCCACTGCCTCTGCAGCCTCCTTCATAGCATCGGCAATCTCGTCATATAGGTTAAGCTCCCAACGGCCTCCGCCATTACAATAAGCCATCAAGTCTACAGCATTACCGTGAATATGCTTCGACTTCATAGTTTGTGAAGCCCCCTTTGCAACTAGCGCCTTCTGCTCCTCTATCGTTCGCAGACCGCAGATCACACTGAAGTCCTGCTTCGTAACGCCGATGGCGTACTTCACGACGGTTACCAGATTTTCGTTGACACCTTCTAGCCTTGACAGGCTTCGCTTTCCTAACTTGTATCCCATGATTCATCCTTTGTTTGCTATGAGTTTAGCCTGTTGCCGAATGAGTTCCTGTTGCTTTTTTAACTCAAGCCACTGTTGGTCTCCCTCAGACAGCTTGGGAAAAGAAACTACCTTATCTGTCATTTGGCTGCGTACTTAGAGATGGCTCTATTACCAAACCAAAATGCCAATACCGCACTGAACAAGCCAGAGGTTTCGCCATCCCACATTAGATCAACGGCCTGCATCCAATCACCACCAGCCTGCGTAACCTTAACCATAATCACAACCTTCGTGGCTACGAACAATCCGAAAAAGGCATAAGTAATGACAGGACGAACGCTACCCCTGAGAGCGTTGACAAAGCCTCCAGCGTCAATAGATCGATCATGTGCATACAGCCCCCTTGTTTCTTCAATGTCTGCCTTCTTGTCTAACTCAACAAGCTTCATCTCAGAGCGTCTTTGAGCAAGCTCCGTCTCAAGTTGCATCATTTCCATACGATGCTTCTGCGCTTGGTTTGCCTTGAAGTATTCAAGAACAGACGGCAGGAACGAACTGCCAAAACCAAGTAAGCTTCCTAGTAATGCCATCATTTCTCTGATCCTAACCATACCGCAAACGCGCCCGTCATGGACCCAGAACAAATTGATATCATCGTGGACTGCTGTGTGGACAAATCCTCTAAAGTCATCCCCCACTCCAGAACCCGTATATACATCACGGTCATTACAAACATCATAAGCCGAGGCATAACCTTCCACGCCAAAAACTTCTCCATAGTCATTAGAAACCTCCTTTCAGGCCATCTAATATTTCCGACAAGCTAGGTCGCTTGTCCTTTTTTTCGTAAAGACAACTAAAAACCCTCGGACACTCGGAAAAACTATTTGTAGGATAATGATACCCTAATCCTCCAAAACCCGCTGTAAACCTATAAACACACACTTTTTGACCGTTTACGTCCGTAAACCGTTTCCACAGGTGACATTGAACATGAGTGGGGTTGGCTACTCCCGCAAGCGTAGAAGCCACTAACAGAACTTTAAACATTTGTACCCTCTTTCTGACAAGAGAAACCTCCCTTAGCCGGAATACCCACGATAGCTACTGTTCGTTCTAAAAGTTCAATAGATTTTGTCAAACCCTCTTGATAACAGGCCTGCTTCGTAGAAAACTTTTTATCGTTCTCCAACAGAATCGTCTCACCATTTACAAAAAAGAGAACAACATATAAAATCCAAACCTCCATCATTGTGTTGCTAACATAATTAAATAAATACCGCCGCCTAAGAACCCAAGTATACCAAGACTTAACGCAGTAATAGCTATGTTGTTCTGTATCTGTCGCTTTGCTTCCATAGCGCGATACACCGTTTCTTCTCGTTCAGCGCGTATCTTACGGCGCATACCCAACATCTCGTCATAAGTCCCCAAGCCAAACCTATAGTCCAGCATGAACTTAATCTCTTTTTCTTTTTCCAAAAGGGTCTTCTTGCGGATCACGATATCCATAGCTTGCTGCTCTATGTTATCGGTTCCGTGCGTCTGCTTATCCAACCACGTTGGATTCTTACGCTGGGTTTCTGCCTTGGAAATATCCGCAACAGCACAATACCACTGACCAAGCTGCTTGCTTACGTCCTGCATCTCACGACCAGCACCAACCAACATCTTCACGCCCTTAAACGCGGCGTTAGCTGCGGCAAAAGCCGTTACAGGATCAATCATTTACCTCTCCAACATGCGGTCCATCTTAGCGTCTAACGCATCCAAACGAGTTATAACCCGATTCATGTCCGTAGTGTTGTCAGACTTAGTAACATACTCCTTCGCCATCTCTTCCCGAGTGCGATTCAAAAGTATCTGCAAACGGCTCATCTCAGAAACTTGGCTTCTAACAAACCAGCCTAAGCCACCAATAACAGCCGTTAAAACACCGCTCCATAAAAACTCTGGACTCATTATCCTCTTCGCATTGATGCTTGACGCTGCACCTCAATACGCTCCTGATTAACCGCATTGCGATTATCGGCTATCTCTTCTTGTAAATCAAGTCGAGCAGCGTCAGTGACGGCACGTTGTTCAAGCTTGGCACCCTCTATCTCTATTTTAGCCTGATCCATAGCAGCCTTGTGCTCCGCCTCCATCTGTTTGATCTGAAGCTCCTGCATTCGAATCTTAACTAAGGGGTCATCTCCCGCACTGTCTTGACCTGCCGCTAAACGAGGCATGATGTCAGCCATTAACTCAGCCTCTACCACAGCAACCTGAGCCTCTACCTGTTCTGGCGAAAACTGTTGAGGCTGTAGTTGTTGCATCTGCTGCTGGGCTTGCTGCGGCGATATAGCCCCTGCCTGAGCCATTTGTTGTAGTTGCTGCATCTGCTGCTGTGGTTCCGCAACAAGAGCCTGTATCTGTTCCATAACCACTTCACGAGCCTTCATAGATACATGCTCTAACACATGCGTATATAACCCAGCCAAAACAGGGGGCGTCTTCTGCAGTATGGGTAAACTCAACAGGCTCAAGTGAGACTGTATGTGAGCGTCATGGTCTTGAGGAGGAAATGCCTTGGCTGGCTGTCCCGAAATCATGTCCGCGTTCTCCATCGCAGGGTCCTTTGGCTGCGGTTGAGGAGGGGGAGGAAGTATCTCATTAATGTTTTGCACCTCCAACGCCTGATACATTCTTCGATAGGCTGCATGGAGGTTATGCATTTGCGGGTTTGACTGAGCCAACTGGAGTTGCTGTTGGGCCAAGGTAACTCGCTGCGCCATCGAAAAAATGTTAGGGTCACTGACGGGGAGGACGTCAACCCTGCCGTCGAAGTCTTGCGCCTTAACCTGCTGGGGTGCGCCAGCTACCTCATATGGGTAAACGGGAGGTAAGTTTTCAGCGAAGATACGCGCCAAAAGCCGAAACTCGGTTTTCTGCGCGTAGTGCAAACGTTTGTGAATCGCGGACATAACCTTCGATCCACGTTCCAATAACGCAACAGTCGTTCCAACTGGCGTCTCTTGATTCATATCTGATATCTGTTGGTCCGCTACAGATATAAAGCGTCTTCCGTCCGCAACCAAACCGCCGAGCATCTGCGCTAAGGTGGCCGATGGCTCCTTGTACGGCAGAGGAATAATTGAATCCCTAATCGCACCGCCCGGAACATCAATGTCCCGCCACTCTCCGGGTTGCAATGGCTCGTCAGAATTACGAACACGAACGCCACGGGCCTTAAAACCCGCAGGTAAATTCGAAAGCGTACCCGCATCAATCAACTGACGCAGCAAGCTTGTCGAGGCACGACCCAACCCGCCAATCATATGCACTAAACCAAAGCCATAGAACCCTAATCCGGGCATAAACTTATAGTGTACGAAGTATTGACGCTTGCGCATCATGGGATCACCCATGTCAAAGTTGCGCCGAATAGATAGAATCTGTCCAGAGTTGTCATCAATCGTAATGATGTACGGTAGCTTTATGCCCGATGGCTCTCCCGTCTGAGGGTTCATATCCTCAAAACCCTCAATGTCCATGTCCGCATGCATCTCTAGCACCGTCAAAACATCGTCCGAGTAGTTCTTGGACAGGCCCTCTAGCTCATTGACCTTCTGACGAACAGAGTCAGCCTCAACCTCCCCGCCCTCTTTCAAGTCAACGTCACGATACATGCCGCCAACCTGCATCTTGCGTACATCGTTGATGTCCATACGCAATACATGCGTAACCCGATTGCTTGTAGCTAAGTCGGACGCAGAGTACGGCACAACCAAGTCCTGTGCTGGGATGAACTGTGCAACTGCACGTTGCTTCGTGGGATCAAAGTAAACCTTCTTAAACGTAGAACCAGACAACGGGAGATAAAACAGCATCTGATCCATGTCCGGATCATACTCTTCCATGATCTCCGTGATCTGGTAGTTCATAAAGTGCTCTACCCGATTGGCCTGATCCTCACGAGCTTGGTCCTGCAAACCCATAAGACGAGTTCTAACAGGGCCACCCGCTGGCAAAAGCTCCTTGTATGCCTGTGCCTGAAACTGCGTAACACTCTCGCTAATCATGGGATGCACAATACCGGACGCACCCTCAAACGGAGTTGTGCGCTCCTCTGCCTTTAACCCAAGTAAATCTAAACCCTTGGTATACGTCTCTTCCCAATCGGACCTCGACTCTAAATCTTCCTCGTATAAGCCGCGAAGATCAGAGGATATCTCGCCAAGAACGCCGTCATCCAAATATTCTGCCAAGTTAGCGTCAAACGGAATGTCATCAGGTATATCTATAGGCATCTCTTCCATAGACTGAACTATCGCCCCGCCCATGCCGTCATCAATAACCTCGGCTCCGTTAGGAAACTCCATAGGAACATCAATCGGTACTTCTATGTCTGGTGACATCACCATCAGTAATACTCCCGTTTACGAGGTTTCCATTCATCCTCTAGGTCATCTTCGCCGTCCAGATAGATAAAACCACCCTGCCGAAAACGCATCAAAGCTAGGGTCATACTATCACAATAATCGTCGTTGTCACCATAGGGAAAAGAAACCACCTCTTCGATGACCTCTTCAGGGAACTTCTTGTCCGAAGGATACCAAACAACCCCCGCCTCAAACAAAGGAGCTACCATGTGCATCCTAGTGACCTTATCCTTGCCCCTACCCGGAGAAAAACCCAAAGCAGGAATGCCCTTGAGACGTAATTCGTCTATCAAAGGCTGTCCCGTGGCCTTGGCTTCTATGATTACCATGTCTGGGTCCCAGTATTCGTGCTCGTCATAGGCAATTTCCTTTAATTCAGGGAAACTCCACCTACCGCGCTGCGCATCCATCAAAATTATGTGGTCAGGTCCGCCCTCTAGCGGATTAAACACGCCCCAAGTCGTAATTGCGCTGTAATCCGCGCTTTCTTTCTTCGAAAACGCCGTATCATACGACTGCATGACGTATTTTAACGTAGGAACCTTGTCTTCCTCCCACGGTTGCCACCAATCTCGCTTGATAATCGCAGATTCAGAGGCCGTGGGCGTTTGTTGCCACTGCGCAGACCACTTTGACACGGGCAAAGACGCCTTAATCCCCAGTAATGCGTCTTTTTCCCAAAACTCAGGCCACAAAGGGTTGCCGCTAGGCATAATCGCAGGAAATTCCACCACCTCCCACTTGTCCGCCATCACATCGCCGCCCTGTCGGGCCAATAAACGACCCGTCAAGTCCTTCTTACCCCACCGAGTCATGACAATTATGATTGCACCACCCGGTTGTAGACGCTGACGAGGACCAGAAGTGTACCACTCATACGCATGATCAAACGCAGTGTCGCTCATAGCGTCCTGCTCCGAGTGTGGATCGTCAATCACAAACAAATCCGCGCCACGACCCGTGACCGCAGCACCAACACCCGCCGCAAAATACTCGCCGCCCTTGTCAGTACCCCATTTTCCCGCGCCCTTGTTGTCTTCCTTCAAGTTCGTCTCCGGAAAAATCTCCCGATACGCAGGATCGTCAATTAAATCTCGAACCTTCCTACCAAAACGTACAGCTAGTTCTGTATTATGGGTAGCCTGAATTATCTTTAGTTTAGGGTTCCTACCCAAAAACCATGCAGGCATCAGGTAACTCGCAAACTCGGACTTCGAATGGCGAGGCGGCATGTTAATAATCAACCGCTTTAACTCGCCACGAGCCACAGCCTCTAGCTTCTCCGCAATAACCCTGTGATGACGACCCTCAATGAAGTTCTCATACACATGATGCGCGAACGGCATAAACTTGTTCTGCGCCTGATCTTGTAAATCAAGTCGTTTCTTGGCTTCCGTTAAAGCCAGTATTTCTTTCAACGCCTCCTCGGGAAGCGCATCAAAGCTCTGAAGGGTCATCTTCTTCCTCTGCGGGCCAATAAACCATTACCAAGGTCCTACACTCAGGACACGACAAGTTCGTCTCCATAACATAGTCCTCATCGTCCTCTATGTCATGGTCCCCGCCCCAAATTAACTCGGTCTTACAACGCCAACAGTTCATTTTTATTTTCCCTTAAAAAGAAAAACCAAGGCAGATAGCAATGGGAACACGAAGGAGCCTTGTCCACCGTATCCTCCTCAATCTCTCTACCACAATGCCGACATTTCATGATTAACCCATAATCGGTGTGAGAGGTATTCCAGCAATGCCTTGAGGAACAGGAGGCGAGATTGCCGGACGAGTGTAATTTATAGGTTGAGTATAGTCCATCAAAGGAAGAACAGGAGAAGTCATGCCGCCGCCACCACCCGGAAGGTCAGGAAACGGAGTAGGCACAATCGGCTCAGGGTCCGCGCCCATTACAGGAACACACATACCCGTTACCGGATCAGTCTGATAACCCTCGGGACACGGATCAAAAGAATCCATGAGCGGCGAGTCGGGGCCAGTATCAGGCCTATTAATAGTATCTTCTGTCATCGTAGTACGTTTTTCATAGTTGTCATACGCTGCCTTGTACGCTTCCTCGGGCAATCCCGCATAACCCATAGACTCCAACGTTTTCTTAAACCCCGGTAGTTCACCACCCCCAGTTAAAGAACCAATGCCCAGACGGAGATCAGTTAAGGCGTCTTTTTTCGAATCAAACATAACGTTTTTAAGGATGTCGAATGGGCCTTTAGGATCATATTTCCTAACTCTGGGACCGCTGAAATAAGGAACATCATCAAGCGAAGCTGGATTTTGGGGATCATTATACTTTGCAGGTGCTTCTAGCATTTTTTTGAAGTCATCAGAACCTTGGAAATCCTTTTGTGCCCTTTCGAATTGCTTTTTAAAATCATCGGGACGAAGTTGAGGGCGAAGGCTAGATGTACCAACGCTTTTTCCCCTAGACCTGTCCTGAGCCCCACCGCCGCTAAGGGCATCTCTTATGGCATCCAGAAAACTCATATCAATTCCCCATCCTAAACATGTTTCCAATACTGTCTTTTAAACTACCAATGCCGA